TTTCAAAAATTATAAAAATGCAATATCTAATATATTAAAAAAAAAAGTATACAATATAATGGCTCTTATTAGACATAATAAATTAGAGTTGAAATATATTACTCCACTTGACCATGTAATATTAAATTATATGATATCTAGTATGACCAAAATAATACCAACTGAAATTACACTGGACAAACTTTATTATATAATTTCAGTATATGGAAACATGTTTATAGATAATGGCAATGATAATTCAAATATATATACAAATACAAATGCAGATATAAATATATGTAAAAAAACAACCGAGTCTATGTTGAAACATAAAGATAAAGAATTTGAACTGTTTAAAAAGAATTATTTATCAAAAAGTGAAAAGTCGGATAGATATAATTTATCATTTACTTGCCATTATAATACTATAATGCACGCTATAAAATTTGTTGATTGGTTCAATGAAAAAAATCTTATTGAAGAAAGAAAATTTTCTCAAGATAAAAAAATTTATCGGCATATAAAAAAAAAATATACAAAAATAAATCTAATATTTAATATTTCATTTTATGAATCAAGTTGCAAAAACGAAAGTGGTATTAAAATTATATATATTCCAACAATTTCAAAATTAAATATTATTGAAGTTTTAATTAGAGTCCGATTAATGCAATATATGGATATTGATAATATTTTTATAATTTCGCCAACTTTAAAACAACCAATCCAAATGTGGGAATTAAATTGCCCTGATGAAATATTTGATGAAATGATAATTTACTATGTCAAAAATTATTACTAAACTGCCAAAGTTGCCAAGTTGCCAAAGTTGCCTATGTAAAAATATATTTTGTTTCTCTATCAAAAATTCATTTTAATATTATTAAAAATTCGTTTTAGTAATATTAAAATATTTTTTTAAGAAATATAAAAATGGACGAAGATACTTATTACAATGTATTTGTTATATTTATGTTTTTTGTAATAATGTTTGTATTATTCCTGTCGGTAATATTTACTATTGCCAGGTTTTATTTGGCCAATAAAATGATCAATAAAAACACCAATCCGGATGACCCAAATAGTGCCAATCAAAATAAATTTTTGAAATTTCTTGCATTCATACTATTAATACGAAGATAGACAATGTGGATAAATAGATAAATTAATTAATAAACAAATATTTTTTTTTAATAAAAAAATGGAAACTTGGGTAAAATACTTATTACTAATATTCTTAATAATAATTTTTGTTGTAGTTATTATAATTATTTTATTTCCTTATCAAGTAAAAAAAAAGAAAAATAAATCTTCTTTGTACCAAGTAGCACCTGAAGGAGACAATTTTGATTACAGTACAAAAAGTGATTATCCAAGACGAGGAGAATTTAAATATGTTTATGATGTAAATGAACCAATTGATTATGATTCCGATTAATAAAATAAAATAATTATTTTTAATAAAAAAATGGAAAATTCGGATAACTGTTCGGAGTGTAATTATTTTATTTATAAAGAACTAATATTGCTAATGATAGTAATATTTATTATATCATTTGTAGGAAGTATATTAATATTAATTTCACCTTGGGGAATACATATATTATAAAAAATAAAATATTTTTTTTTTCCTTACAAAAATGGTAAAATTAAATTTACTCGTACTAAACCAATATGGATCCGATTTGGTAATTTGCGATAATAAAAAATCTCACAATCTGGAAACCAATAAAGTATTACTTATTGAAAAATCTGTTTCTCGAAGTCAAGACGTGGTTTACCAACTTAATATTTCAACTCAATCTGGGTGTCTTCCTGAGAATCTTTATTCATTCCAAATAGACACATCATTGGATGTAAATAATGTAGTAATTTATTTATGCGCATCTGAAATTGATACCAACATAAATAGATTAAATCATATCAATTTTAGAGACCTTGGAAAAGATTATTCACTTTATAATGTATTTAAAGCAGATTCTAATTTAAAATGGTGTAGTGCTACTAATATATTGGAGTCGCTTTTAAGTATTTTACAATACCAAGTTGACAATGGAATGAATCTTTTTATGTTTGTCAGAGGTATAAGTAGAGATCCAACCGGTATTGTTGGTGCAAGTATTGAAGAATGCCAAGCATATACATATTTAATGCATAACAAAATGAGTCAAATATTGGATAGTAGTCCTAAAATGTTAAAAACTGTTGCCAAATTTAATAATCAAGTATTTTTTCCAGAAACACCAGGACCTGTTATTGTGGGAAGTCCAACTTTGCCTGGTCCGGTTATCAATCCGTATTTTTTAAATTCCGAGTTTTGTCCAACTTGCAAAACTTGCGAACCCTGCGATAGTAATCCATATTTGTTATCAAGTTATACATTAATAATATTAATATTAATGATATTAATGGTGTCAATTTTTATTGCACTTGGTCTTTTTTTAATATTAAGAAAGACGAAATATAGCGCCAAAATAAAAAAAATAATGCAAACCAAAGAAAAGAATAATATGTATGATAAAACTGATGGAATAGAAATGTATGATGTATATGTTTAATAATATTAAATACTAATAAATTATTTTTTTTTTTTAATAAATGAGTATATTTATCTTTCACAACAATCTCCGGGTAGACCATAATTTGACATTAAAAAAATTAATAGATACAAAACCGGATTTTATAATACCAATATTTGTCCATAACAACCCAAAGTTGGCAACTGCAAAATACTCCAAAAATTACAATGGTGATTCCGATATGGGGTATAATAGGTACCGATTTATATACGAATCATTGGTAGTTTTAAATGAGCAATTAGATGAAAAGTTGGCAATTTACGATGGCATATCATTGCTCAAAATAATTAAATCTATATCAGGAATAAAATGTATTGCTTGGGAACATGTGGTTGATCCAGTAGTTGAATCAGAGATTGACCAAGTTATGAATTATTGCAATTCAAATGAAATAGAAATGATCGATGGTTGGCCGAATATCAATGATATAACCGATTATCTTGACATAGTAGACCCGGATTGCACTCGCGATAAAGAATTATTAATTAAAAATTCCCCAAAAGCATTTTCAAGTATGGAAAAATTAATAATAAAAACCACTCCTGAATCTGGTTTCAAATCAAATCTTGGCAAAATTAAATTGGCAAGTTTGAGAAATTTATTAAAATCCCAGAAATCCAATTTTAGTCTTTCAAAGATGGAAAAAATATTGGAAAAGTATCAATCGGAACTTTCCGACTTTGAGTTGGAACTATTTGAAGAAAGCAAACATCAGTTCCCAGGAGGTGAATTGGAAGCAAAAAAAAGATTAAAGGAATTTATTAAAAATACCAATTTGCCTAATTTTAATAAACCACAAACATCGGCAGCAACACTGGAACCATCAACATCCGGATTGTCCATGTATATTCACCACGGATGTATTTCAGTTAGATATATAATGTCCAAAGTTGGCAATGTTAAAACTAAAAAATCGGTACCGAATCAATCAACTTTTGTTGGCCAACTTTACTGGAGAGAATTTTTTTATTTTCAAGCGTATATTTACAATATTGATTTAAATCATAAAAAGCAATATCATACTGGCAACAACGGATTGGCAAAGAAGTATGGATATAAATATATTAATAGCAATGATAAAAACTTCCAAGCTTGGGCAAATGGAGAAACCGGATATCCATGGATAGATGCACTTATGATCCAACTTCGCACTACCGGCTGGATACATCATCTTGGCCGACATGCAGTTGCATGTTTTCTTACCAGAGGAGATCTTTTTATACATTGGGAACATGGCCGGGCAGTATTTGATAGACTCCTAATAGATGCCGACTATCCGATGAATAATGCCAATTGGATGTGGTTATCTGCTACTGCATATTTCTTTTTATATGGCCGGATTTATTCGCCAATTAGTTTTGGAAAAAAAATGGACCCAAATGGAAAACTTATTCGGAAATACATACCGCAACTTGCCGAGTTTCCAGATAAATATATATATGAACCTTGGAAACTACCAGTAGACCAACAAGAAGAACTTGGTTGCATAATTGGAAAAGATTATCCGGAACCAATTGTTGATCATTCCAAGGCCAGTTCTGCAAACGTAAAAAAAATAAAAAATTCAAAATAATTAAAAATGTAATAATTATTGCGATGTTGATCCAAATCCGGAATGATTAAACGAATCTTCTTTAACAATATTGGCATTATCTGCATGTTGGTATTTTAAAAATAATCCTTGTGCAATGGACATTCCCTTTTTAATTCTGAATACTTGGGATCCATGGTTTATTAAAATTACTTTAATTGTTCCGGTATAGTCGGAATCAACAACTCCGGCTAATACATCAATACCATATTTGGCAGCATGGCCGGATTTTGGTTTAATCATAAAAACAGTATCGGATGGCATTTTAACTGTTACACCAGTTTCAATTATTTTATACAATCCCTCTTCAATATCAATATCATTAAGTGCAATCAATTCATGTCCAGCAGATCCGGATGTTGCAACATCTAATTCTGGTGTTGTAATAATTTCAGGGTTTTTTTTGTCGACACTATAATTATTGGATAATATTTTTTTAACTGCATTGTGTAAATCTTCATTGGATGTTTTTTCTGTCATTTTTTTTAATTATTTGTTATTTTTACAATGTAATATTTAAACAAATAAATCTTCGCCTGTTTCTAATTTATTTGATTTTTGAGTTTCTTCCACTGCGTCCATTATTTCCTTTGACAATATATTTTCAGATATAAGAACGGTTTTTCTATTTGGATATAATTCTTTAATATGGTCTTTGAATTTTGCAGTAGTTATTTTCAATCCTGCAACTGTAGCATCCCGGTCTTCATCATAATCAACCGGATTGTCAACCGATTTTCTAATTAAATCTTTTTCATCTTCATTTGGTATTTTTTGAGCATCTACCAAAGTGTTATATTCTATTTCTCGAAGTTTTTTTTCTATTTTTTGCAATTCTATTTTCCGATTAATAACAGCATTTGACATTTTTTTTCTTAATTCCTTTGATGTAACAGTATTTGGATCAATATTTAGATATTTGGAATTTATATCTGGCAAATCGCACATTTCATGAACGGATGTTAGTTGGCCAGTATTCCTATTAATTTTCTTAGATTCAGATTGGAACTTTTTATTATCATTTATCATGTCACGTCGCATTTTCCGATATTCATTTTTATCCAAGTCTTGAGTAACCGGTTTGTTTTTACCATGCACAGGTTTTTCAATTTCTATATTGAACGATTTTAACAAATCTAAAAATTCTGACATAAGTATTTTTATTTTATTTTAATATCAAAGAAATAATTTAAAAATAAAAACAGAAATAATGCAAAAACAAACAATACTTGGAAATGCTATACATTTTTCCGATGCATTTAAAATCAAAGATGAAAATTATGAATTATACCCGGTTTTTGAATTTAATAATCCCAATATGTTGATCCAAATTAACAACCAAGTTGTCCAACTTTCGGATTTTTATATATTGTTTTTTGAAGAAATGGTGGTATTGCCAATTTTTAATAACTTTAAATCAAAACAATTGGATAAAGTTAAGTATTTTTTACCAGAATTTATTTCATCATTTAATTCCAAATATATGTTTTTGGTTCATAAAGATATCCAAAGTTGGAAGGCATTGCAAGAATACTTGGCAAATGTAGTATTAATTCCAGATTATTATAAAGAAGAATATCCATTTGACTACCCGGTTTACCAAATTAATTCCAGAAATACTATTTTGTTTAAAAAAGAAAAACAATTGACAATCCAACATGACCCGGAAAATGAAAAAAAATACCAATCATTAGTATCCAGGATTGCCAACTTGGATAAAAATGTGAAATTAAAATACAATATTCCAAATCCGGATTTATGTTACAGAATAGATATTGAAAATAAATTCCTTGTAAATGTTATTAAAATCAAATGTGGGATATTTCAAATTCTGTACATTCATCCAGATACAGATGAATTTATTATGATGAATTTTTCAGTAGAAAACAATCTTGAAATAGGAAAAAGATTTCTTCATAATGGAGTTTGTTTAATAATTGGTGAAAAATATATAAACAGTGCAATTGTTAAAGGTAGTGAAATAAAGTTGGACCGATATTCGTATTTTCAAACTATCCAACCAGGCCAGTTAGTTGACCAAGTTTTGCAATTTAAAAATTTTCAAAATATATACCAATATTTGAAAAAATATAAAAAAAATGAAATCGGGTTGGAATTTTGGATTTAATAAACAACCCATTTTGATTTTGATTTTGATTTTTTCCCATATTCTACCATTTTGTTCCAATTATTGGAATCAAAGTTTTTTGGTAAACTATGTTTGTGGAAAATATTATCAACTAAAACTGCCGATGAGTAAAAATTCTTTGCCGATATTTTTTTTACAATGTACTGAAAAGTTTCATCGGTTATTTCAGAATTGTACAATGTAAACACCAATTCGAATATTTTAATTGTAGAATTAACAGATTTCATTAAAATGTAATTAATATCTTTTTTATAAAACTCGGAATTGTATATTACAAATTTAATTGCTTCATAATTTGGAGGATTTGCCTGAAAAGCAGTGCCAATTGCACTTTTGTTTGCTTTATAATTGGCACTAATTTGCTTAAATTGAACAATATCAGATACATCATCAGATAAATCTTGGCTACTGAAAATCAACTTAAAAATTTTAATATTGTAAGTTAAAATTAATAAATCGACAAATGATATTTGCCAATTACTATTGTCAATAATAGCTTTAAGAATTAATATGAAGTTTCTCCAATCTTCGCAATTCTCAAATAAAATATCCAATTTTTTAACAAATTGAAACTTGTCTTTTCTATTTCCAATTTCAAAGTTTTTAGAAATTATCAAAAATCCGTTATTAGTTAAATCTCCTTTCAAGATGAATTCTATTAAAGATTCCATTGGAGATTTAAAAATTCCAAATTCGTTGACATTATCTAAAATTTCATTGAAATTTTGGTTTTGAATAGAATAAATAAGTTTAATTAATTGTTCGTCCATGATATTTTTTTTAACAAAAATATTTTCAATTTAATTTAATACGTTTTTTCAATGGCAATATTTATATAATAAAATAGAATTATAAAAAATCAATTTTATTTTTCCTTAATAAATGCCGCAATTTTTATCTAACGAAAATATTAATAGGTTGATCTTTTATGCTAGAGATATATATCCGGAAGATCGGTGGGATACCATTAGTCGGGATCTTAAAAATGAAGCCGTCAATTGGTACCGTAAACAAGATTCGGTTTTAATTGACATTGGCGGATTGGCAAAAATGAATAAAGATTTCTTGCATTATTTGGCTGGTACTATGCATTTTAATCCGCAAGATAATGATTTACATGATCCAGAGGCTAAGTCGGAAGGCCAATGGATATTTAATAATAAAGTAAGTTTTTATGAAAATCCAATACATTTTATGGATTCTCCAGAATTTATTAAAGAAGGTCTTCATAGAACATCCCGGATTCAAAATGGTACAACTGCTTCAATAGTAGAAAATATTAATGTCGGAGGTCAGCGACTTGGAGATGTTCTTGATGATGAGTCCAAAATAAGACTCCGATCGGATTATTTTAGAGGCCGAGTAAAGCAACGAAAAATGATGGACAGAAATACCCATTCTATGCCGGAAGAACTCCGATTGGCAGAAGAAGATTATACTGACAATTTACCTCGTGAGCGTTTTAAGTTGCATTCCAATAATACTATGGGAACAACTCCTTCCGAGTTAGCACATGTATCTCCAGAATTCCGATACACTCCCGAGTTTGATGTATATGGCCGGCCTTACATGTATGATAAAACTACCAATAAACTTGCAGCGTCATACGGACTTGTAATGAATAAATTGCCAAGTTTGAAAAATTGTGACAAACAATATTGCCAAGGTTATAAAACATACATACCAGGAGAAGCCAAATATATTAAAAAGTTTGAAGAGAAACGTCCAGATACGTATCTTACCAATTTTGGCCGACTTAATAAAGAACGTATTGATGATTATGCAAATAGGAATACTTATTATGGACCATATGATCCTGCCGGGTCTACACTTGGAGATGATCCATATTTGGGAGAACGTTTAAATGTGTTGTATAATTATGGACCATCATCAGAAGGTGGCCGGGTTGGTCAAGAATTGGCAAGAAGGTTTAGATCGGAAATGCCAGTTTATAAATATGGAGATGATCATTTGGCCAGGTTTAATCCAGAAAACATTCCTCAATATGCTGCCAATGCTGCATCATATAATCCAATTAAAGGTGATTTAACACAAAAAGAATATAAAGCAGAAACACTTCGCCGGATAATGGAGAATGAAGCGGATACAAAACCAAAAACTATAATGAGGCCGGATTTTACAACCCAATTAATGAGAATGCAAAGAAAACAGTGCAATGGCCAAGGTTGCCCAGTTGGATTGTATCCAAATGTTTAAATATTCTTTATGGAATAAAAAAAAATGATTAATTTTTTTCCTATCAAATAACAAGTGTTAGTGTTAGTTACAATGTGTTACAGAGAAAGTGTTATCAACCAAGTTTTTACCAAAGAAAATCTTAAAGGATGCTCCAAGGAATTTTACAACAAAGAATTTCAGAAATTCTTGTATGTGTTCCAACTTCTTAACATTGAACCAGCAGAGGAATTATTTTCCAACAACATTTATTTTCAAATTCCTGAATTGGAAAGAGTTAACAACATTAAAATTCTTGATTTGCTTCAAACCCATATTAAGTTTCACAATGCTGACATAACTTTTGCAATTGAAAAACTTCAAAAGATTATTCCAAAAAAAACTTGGATTGCTGAGGATGTTTCTCCTAAGCCAGTTCAAATGTTCAACCCGGGGTATGAAAGTTTTTTCTATTTTGCCAATTTAGTTTTGAAAGATTGCGAAAAATCAAAAGTCATTTTTGGTAAATATATTTGCCAATATTTGGAATTAGAAAAAAAAGATAAATACGCAGCTTTTTCAGCCTTTTGCAAGATGGTTACGTATTATCAGAATTAGATTTAACATTCTAGTTCCGACTTTTCCAACTTTTCCGACTTTTGATCGTATGAAGTAATTTTTTTTTATTTTTTTTTATTTTATTTTATTGTTTTTAAATGACAAAAATTGAAAACATAATTTCAGATGTTAATTTTATTTCTAATGATAATATCGATTTAGGATTAAGTTGGGATGACCAATTAATGGAAATATTTGTTATTTTATCCCATTTACATCCAACTAAAGATATGATAGTTCCGTCTTTGAAATTATCTTTATATAGTTGCGCAACATTAAGAGAAAAGTTAAAAACAAAACAAATTGATGTAATAAAAAATGTTTATTCCACCATAGAATACCAAAATGAAAGCTTTTGGATGCAAATAATGGAATTAAAAGAATATTTCCAATTAAACTGGATAATACCATTTTTGACAAAATACAATTTAATTAAAATATTTTCATTTGAATATATGTTTCATGTATACATTACTCATATTATCCAACTTCGAGATTATAAATATACCAGTCATATGGATATATTTAAACAAATTGTAAATAGTTATAATAACAATAATGAAAAAAATAATGAAAAAAATAATGAGAAAAATAATGAGAAAAATAATGAGAAAAAAAATATAAACTTGGAAGATTTTATATCAAATATTGATGGATTAATTAATTATTTTTATTTTCCTCGATCAAAATCAGCCATGCATTAAACAAGATTTAGTTAATTTATTTTTATTAAGATAGTTTATATCAATAAATAAAATTGTATCTGGCAAGTATTCTTTATTTATTAAATATGACAATATTTTATCATACTTTTTCAACTTACTTTTGTATATAAGTTTCTTTTCTGATGATTTTACATTTTCCAATTTAACAATAAGTTTTTTAATTTTTAAATTTACATAAAATATAATATTTTTTTTTTGATACAATCGGACATTTGGATATTTAAGAACTAAATAAATTACCAATCTATGATTGCCAGATTTGCATGCTTTTTCGTATAAAAAATCTAAATATGTTTCACTACACAAATCTGTTAATTTGTCAATTGTATTAAGACTTAATTTGTTAACCGAGTCGCAACTACTTTTTAAACCGGAATATATGTAAAATGGATAATTGATTAATTGGGTAATATAAGGATAAACTCGGTTAACTAATTTATCATTTCCAATTCTGCATGCTGCAATATAAATTGCCTTATATGAATGATTTTTTAAAAACGGGGATTCCAATATTGCATTAATTATATCTATATTGGAATCTATGGTTGCCCAATATGACAAATGATTGATTTTATTTATCATTAAAAAACTTGGATATTTTTCAATAATTAATTTTATTAAATCAAATTTCATAAAATGGTATAGATCCAAAATTATATCATTTGAGTATTGATATTTTTCAAATTCTGGGGATAATTTTAAAAGTTCGTTTTTCATTTTTTTTTGTTTTTTATTTTAATAAATATTTATTAAAATATTTTTTTTATCAATTTAAAAAATGACAACAAACGAATATTCATTATCAAGAAATGAATTATTTGGGGATTTTTCAACCAATGGTGGCCAACTTGGGTTGTCTTATGATTCGGTAGTAGCTGCAAATGTTAACCTTTGGGATTTGTTTTTTGCGGCAGAAAGATATTTATTAAATCCAGATGCTGATGGCCGGATTGTTACATTGCCAACTGTTGGAAATGTCGGATTTGCTGCCGGAACTGGCGCCCAACACGGATATAAAGTCAATATTAAAAATGTATCTGCAACAAATAGTTTGGTTATTAATAGCAATGCTGGAGCAACAATTATTACACTTCAACCACTGGAATCAGTAGTGTTAATTGGAAGTGTAAATAATGCTGATGATTGGTATATATTTGGATCATTAACCGAATCTTCATCCCAATCTGTAGAAACCCTTCAAGATGCATATAATAATTCCGGTCCTACTGATCCAAAAATAGCATTATCTCTTACAAATGGCAGTGTCAATATTCAAAGTCCGGATGGCTTAAATGCACTTAAAATGTTTGAAGTAACCAATAATGTTGGTGGTACTATTGTGGATTATTTTTCAGTTGGAAATTCAATTGGAGCAGTTACTCCTACTATTCAAATGCTTTCTGGTGTTGCAACTAATACAAATACTATAGCCATTGGGCGATCAATTAATAATGGTATTAATTCTATTGCAATGAGTGGTAACAATAATATATTTACAAATGAATTTACTGATGCAATAGTTCAATCATATTCGCAATTTACAAAATTTAATGGTGATACTTTAGAAGGAACTGCAAGTTCTAGTCCCGGTCAAAGTATTTATTTTCGATCATTTAATGATGGGGATACTTCTCAAGTAATTACCAATACTAGTAATAATACTGCTTACAGTTTTAGGGTTGTAGCAGTTGGAAAAACACCAGCTTCAGCCCGAACAGCCCATATTGAAGCAACTTTTAATGCTCTTGTTGATGGTACCAATGACCAAGTAAATGTTCTTTCTAAAAATCGATCATATATTGGTGCAACTACAATAACAAGTGATGCCGATATATTTATTAGTATCAATACTGGTGATTTCCGCTTGAATGTTGTATCTCCGGCATTTGATGGTGGACCAACCGAAGATATGAATTGGAGAATTATGATAGAATCCAATTATTTTACTTCTGCCTAAATTATACTTTGAAATTAAAATTTATTATGAGGTTTTTTTTTAATCAAAAAGATGGCAAACTTGGTTAAACTAGAAAAGTTTATTAATCCTACAAATATAAAAGATTCTGATGTCAAATTTGTAGAAGAATATGATGATAAACAGTCATTACTTACCGATATGGATAATATTAAAGAAATATTTGATGAAAAAAATGAAGAATCTAGCAATTTTGGATTAAATTTTGAAGAAATTGAAAGAAGAAGAAATGAAAATGATAGTTCATCTATTATATATGAAGAACCCCAAGATGATACTTCGGATGATATATACATACAAACCCCGGCAAAAGAAGCAGAAATAGAAATAAGTGAATCATTATCAAATGAATCTATAATGGAACAAGATGATATTTTAAACCCAAATCGGGAAGGGTATTCTCGAATAAATATAAAACCGGAACCAAAGTTGGAAACCAAGAATAAAGAATTTGAAGAACATGAGCAAATGGAAGAATTTGGTGAATCGGAAGAATTTGAAGAATCTGATGAAATTTTTAACAAAAAAACTAAAAAAACTAAAATAACTGACCAAGAAGAATCTTTAGAAATTAGTATTGAGAATGAAAACTCAGAAGGAAATATGGAAAGTACTAAAATTTCAAAAAATCATTATGATATATTGCAAGAAATTATGAGTATTCGAGATGAAATACAGCAAATCGGTTCACTACCAAAAAACTTTGAAGAAAAATATGAAAAATCCAAACAAAATATCAATTATGCTGCCGAATATAGAGAAATATTGGATCGAGAATATAGAGACAATTTGACATCAAGTGGTATTCGGGATTTTATAATTATGTACTCCCAGATTGTTTCTAAAGTATTTAATGGGGAAAGAAATGTTCCAGTTTTGAATAAAAAAATCCCAGATTTAACCGGTTATGATATACAAGTAAAGCAAAAAATATCATATATTAAACGTGAAACTAATAAATGCGCAAAGAAAGTAAATGGTGTAGTTGGTGAAAATTTTATTTCAATTATCCAACTTATTCGGACATTGGGAACTCCACTTATAACTGTTTATTTGAAGAATTTAGGTAAAAAAAATAGTTCTTATAATGTAAA